CCTAGCTGACGCTATAAACAACCAGGCCCGGTCCGGAGGGCAACAGGAGCACTCACAAGGTGGCCTAGCTGTAAATAATAGTCGAAATAGAAATGAAGGTGAAAACTTGATTTTATCTCAGCCCCCATTCATTGCAATAGGCGATGATGTGGTGGTTGTAGATAATAGTGTAAATAATGTAAATAGATTTAGAAATAGAATAGCGAGGTTACGTAATTTGGGTGTTATACCATCTAGAGTGGTTCTAGATAATAGTCCTGGTGAGGAAGAGAAAGAAGAAGAAGAGTCCCCACCAGAATCTCCTCATGTTGACAATTGTATTATTTGTTATTTGGAGCGCAATAATAGTATGGAAGACCAAAACAGGTATGACAGGTTTATGTCATGTCCTGAATGTGGATCTTTTACATGTTTGGTTTGTGTTCGTCAAATTGTGCAAACAAGTATTTTACTTTTCAATGTTGATGTGTTAAATCCCCGTGATAATAATTCCTTCCGTGATGTGCGATGTCCTAATTGTAGGAATAGTGCCACGTGGCGAGCGGCTGCGTATGTTGTTTATTTTCAACGTGATGTTACTAGAGAAGTTCTAGATTTACGTCGCGAATTGAGACAAGCTTTAGCGCTTGAACCTAATATACGACCTCGTCAAGGTGAAGAAGGTTTACCACGTGCTGCGCCTAGGGTTGCTCCTAGACGTATTCCAAATCCACCACCATCTCCAGAATTTAATTTTGAAGATGATGTTCCACCTTTAGAAGGTGTTCCTAATATTCGACCGGCCGTAATTTTACGGGACGCCCCGGGGGGTCATCAAGTTAGTTTTTATGAGCAACGTATGTTCGATGTTAACTTGGTGCCCTATGTTGTTGAAGAGCTTGAGCGTGCTTATTCATTTTTTGAGTTGTTGTTCGGTGGCGAAGGAACTGTATTTTTTACAGGTCGACTGTTAACAGTTCAGTTACCATCTACTTTGATTGATGAGTTGAATCAATTTATGGTGGGCCGTTCTAGCGCAATACAAGAGTTTCAGTTGCTGATTCGTAGATGTGAGCAGTGGTTAAGGCGAGTTAATTTGCCAGCTGACGTAGCTTCTGATTCTTTGTTGTATGCACCTATGCTAACTTGGCGTAGGCATGCTGAACGTAATAGGGATGTGTATGATTTTATGGCAGGTGAAATAGTACGAAGGTATAATTGGACATCTTTACGGAGGATTTTTAAACAGGCGATTATGGTAGTTGTAGTGGTGTGGTTTTTTATGGGATTATTTTATTTGAATAATGTCTTGCGATCATCACTTTAATTTTACTTGTCATAATTGCTGTGTTAGCCTTTATGATGCACCTGTTTATCCTTTGGAAACTGTAGTTTTGCCTGAACCACGTAATTTAAAATTTGGTGCGAAGGTTTCTGGACCGAATCCCAGGAACTTTCAACCAAATGAAGAAAAGATTACTTATACACAAGTATTGTATGGCATAGGTGACGAAGCATATCGTCCTGTTGCTTATGCCCCTAATATAGTAAATGAATTGACAGCATTGAAGGCGCGAGTCTTGGCTGATACCCCCATTTTGGATGGTGATTACACTAATAGGTGTATATTGTTTGTTAAACAACAAATACAGGAAATATTTCCTAAAACTAGTAGATGTAGGGTTGTTAGTGATAGTTTTCAAAGATATATTAATAATTCCAATGCGAGTCCTGATGTTAAGCGTCAGTTGCGTGAGACACAGGCTGTGTTGGATGAATGTGGTATTAATGAGAATTGTATTTTAGATAATAGTGAATTGAGAAACTGGACAAGTAGGAAGTCGTTTCTTAAAGTGGAAAATAATGTTTATAGGTCGGAGCTAGGCCAGAAATTAAAAGCTGGTAGATTAATACAGGGAGCTCAACCACAATTTATTTGTATTGTGGGACCTTGGATATCCTCTTTGCAGCGTAAAATTAAACGAGATTGGAATAAGAATAATTTTATATGTTTTACGTCTGGTGTGAAATCAGATGATGCTGCAAAAGTTTTGACTCAAGGAGTATTTCCTTATATTCTTGAGGATGATGTAGGTAAATGGGATGCTTCCATTCGTAAAGAGTGGTGTGATTTTGAGTTGTGGTTAGCTGAGTATTTTGGTGCACCACGTTTAGTTCTTGATTTGATGAGAGCTAATATTTATACTCATGGTTATACTTCTAAAGGTTTTAAATATAAGGTGTTGGGGACTCGTAAATCGGGAGATCCTTACACTAGCTTGTTTAATTCTATATTGAATGGTTTAATGCATTTGTTTATTTTTTGTGATGTGAAGGGTTGTTCTGTAAAACAAGCTAGACAACATTTTCGTATGTTGGTACAAGGGGATGATAACCTTATGTGCCATAGTAGGTTGGATGTTGTTCCAGATTGGGTTGGATGTATGGCAAAGTTTGGCTTTGAAAGTGAAGCGCTTTATAGGCGTAATATTGAAGAGGCTGAGTTTTGTTCAAGTCGTATTTATCCAACAAAACAGGGGTACACGTTTGGTCCAAAACCTGGGCGTGTGCTTTCAAAACTGGGTTATTTTGTT